GCTATTCAAAAGCGGCGGTCCTATCGCAATATTGGAAAAAGAATTGAGTGAATCGTGGTATAAGTTTGGACTAGGAGAGAAATCTCGCTTAAAGGAAAAACTAAATGATGTTAGGGCTGGCATAAAAAAGATGGGCCAGTCTTTAGGCGCTTTAGAAAAGATAGGAAAAATTAAAATGCCGAAAACGCAAAAAGAAGATAAAGGATTGGATGTCAAATCTTTACTAGAACGAGCTGGCTACTCTACCAAACATGGTGTAGCTGTAGCATTAAAATCTGTAGAAGAAGAAGTGTCTAGAAGGCATGGAAGACTTCTCCAGGCTCAAGGTGGAAGTATTAGAGGAAAGCTAGTAAATCCGCAAGGAGCCACTATTTCTGCTGTTCAGTTAGCAAAATTACTAAAAGCAGTGGGGAAAATCTAAAAAAAGTAAAATAAAACGCACAAGTTATTATTTTTTATATACAAATCTGTCAATAATTTTTTATATTATTGAATGTTTTAAGATCAAAGACTAGAAAACAAATTTATTTTAATTGAGGTGACCACAAATGGCACTATTTATTTATCAACCAGGAATTCAACCACTAGGTCAGTTTGACATGTTAGATGGATATCTAACAGGCGCAAACGCAGTTCTAGGTGGTGAGGTAGCTACACTTACTACAGCTTCCAGAAATGTTTCAATTGCTGAGAAGGCAGCTTTCGACGTACTAGACGGTTATGTTAACCCAGCAGCTTCTGCTTTAAGATCTGTTCTAACTAAGGGACTAACCGGAGCCGGTGTACGTCCACTTTGGCTATTAGATGATGGCACTACAGGCTACGGAACTCTATTTGGTCAGGTAATTGGTACTCCAGTAGGATTACTAATGACTGGTACAAACATTGGTCCTCACACTGCTGCAGGTAGTGGTAAGGTAACTGCTTGGGACAAACCCGGCATTTATGCTCTTACACTGGACGCCGCTGATACACACGTTACTCAGGGACTCGTTCTTGCTAACGCACTTTGTGTACCAGGCGCTCCACTTTATCCAACAATACTTGGTCTGCTAACACCAACTATTGCTCGTTCAATTGCTGGTGCTGGTCCAGTTGTAGCTAGATTTATCGAGTTTGAGACTCGTCCATTCTTAGTAACAACTCCTGCATCTCTTGTTGGTGCAACTGAAACTGCTCAGAGAGCGGTAATTAATTACCACGTAGAGTAGTAATTGAATTTGTGGGTCGCCTGTTGCCATAGGAACAGGCAGTCTCAAGAAAAGGTGGGTTTTCGGAGACAAAAATTTTATAACCAAATATATTTGGAGGACAAAGAATGTTTAATTCACATGGAGAAATCAATGCAAGTAGCGTTAAAGACGCACTTGGTCAGATTGTAAAATATGCTGGTATTCTAGAGAATATGCAGCCCGCAAATACTGGTCTTTCTGGTGCTCCATCACTTAATGACGAACAACGTGATGAGCTAGTAAAGAGAGCCCTTTTAACTAATGAAGGTAAAATTGCCCTTGGTCAGGCAATGGCTAACCCAATCCGCCGAAACTTGGATTATCAAGGTGTTGGACGTAGAGTTCTAGTAGTAGATCCTCTACCTCAGGGTGCTCTTCCTGTTTATGATCGCGATATCGATGTCGCTGCTGTTGTAGTTTCAAGCAACGGTTCAGCACCAGAGAGTCGTGTGTTCGGTGACCGTGTTGTTGTTCCAGAGTTTGAGGTAGTCTCAAACCCAACAGTACGTATTGCTGAAGTTCGTAGACGTAGATTCAACGTAATCGACCGTGCCCAGCAAAAAGCCCGTCAGGAAATTCAGGCTCAAGAAGATGCTAACATTTTCGCAGCATTGAATTATGCTGGTGATGCTGCGCTCGGTGGTGAGAATACTGCACAGGATATCGCAGACGCAGGAATGCTAAAGCGTGACCTTTCTGAAATTAAGGTACAGGTAGATCGTTGGGACTTAGTAACCACAAAGTTCCTCATGAATATTATTGAATTTAATGATATTCTAAACTGGGGCTCTGGCGGTGGTCAGGGAGCCGGTGGTGGCGAATTAGATATCGTTACCATGCGTGAAATCCTACAGACCGGCCTTATGGCTCATATCTGGGGTGCCGATATTATCGTATCTAAGGTTGTAACTCGCGGAACCGTTTTCGGTTGTGCTGATCCTGAGTTTGTTGGTGTAATGCCTGTACGTCAGGACATCGAAGTACTTCCTGCTGATGAACCTAAGCAGCTAAAACTAGGCTGGGTAGTTAACGAAATTATTGGAATCGGTATTGTCAACCCAAGAGGCGTTGGCGTAGGTCGCAAGAGCGTAGCCGTAGGCTAATAATTCCCGCAACTTAGTAAGATAAAAAAAAATAAATTTTTAAATCTCCTCAAATTTTGGGGAGATTTTTTTTTAAAAAAAGCACTTGACAACTATTAATAATTTGGTATCATTAATAGCAAGGAGATTTTGGTGAGCAAAAAAATATCAAAAGAAGAATTGATTAAGAACTTGAAGAGATTACAAAAAAAGTTGGGGAGAAGTCCCAAGAAGAGTGATCTGATATTAAAAAATGGTAGCAAGTATAGCATAAATGCATATAATAGAGCATTTGGTAGTTTGTATAATTCTTTAATGGCAGCAAATATAAAACCAAATCAGGCAAGAAACATTTCAAAGCAAGATATAATAAGAGATCTCCAGAACATTTACAAGCAGCTTGGAAGGACTCCAACACAAGTAGAATATAAAAAATTAAGTGATATAGGTTATACATGTCCTACAATAAAAAAATACTTTAAAACATGGACAAAGTTGTTAATTTTGGCAAATATACCAGTTGAAAAAGCTAGAGATGTTACTAAAAAAGACATTATTCAATCGTTAAATAAATGGTATGATGAAAATAAACAAGAGACTTCTTGTTTGGAGTATTGGTCCATAAGAAAAGCAAGAGCGAAGAGAACTTTTCCTTTTTCTTGCGAAACTATCTCGACAAAATTCAATATGTCTTGGGAAAATATAATGAAACAAATAGATTCTGCTTATGAGACAAAGGATCCGTATGTTAATAGAAAAAAGAGTGTAGGCCAAGATGGAAATATTTATTTGTCAGGTTTTGAAAAGAAAATTGGCGATTTATTATTTTCTTTAAAGAATAATGGAAAAATAGATCAGTATCAATACGAAAAAATAGTTGATAAGAATAGGAAGTGGACATGTGATTTCTTTATAAAATGTGGATCTAAGGAATTATGGGTAGAGGCAGATGGCCTGGGAAATAGTAGAAAAGTGCCATATAGCTCTCGTGATAATGAAAAAATAAAATATTATAATGACAATAATGTTAATTATATAATTCTAGATTATAATTCTAAATTTAAAAAAGAGATAGGGAAATTTATTGATGGCTAGACCAAAAAAATATAATAAAAATCAGTTAATAGCTATAATGAAAACGGCAGCGTTTGAAAACAATAGTGATAGATTATCTAAGAAAGATATTGATAGCAGGCCAGACTTACCAGGAGCAATGACAATAATAAGATATTTTGGTTCTTGGTCTAAAGCTTTAAGAGAGTCTGGATTAAAAGAAGGAAAACAAACTGGTCGTCCAAAAAAGGAGCATTTATATAAAATTGGGGGAAAGATGTTAGATTCACGAAAAACATATAATGATGATTATGTTTTTTTTACAAAACAAGAAATATATAATTTACATATGGAGTTAGGGAAAGAGAATATATGTGAAAAAGTAGTCAAACCATTTATGTCGTTTTTTAAAGACTATTTAAAAAATAACTCTTGGATATATCCTCCTATGACAAGTCAGAAAGAATTACTAAATTTATCAACAAAATTGAAAAATAATGATTATGTGAGTAATTCTTTTTTAGGCTTTAAAGAAATAAAGGGATTTTTTAATAGTATTTGGGATTCAAGTGTTGGCAACAAATTATCGCCAGTATTGTTTTTTGACGCAGATGAAGTTAAGTGGGAAAATTATATAAAATATCGATTTGGTCTTGGAAATAGTAAACTATATAAATATAATTTTGACAACAATGATGTAAAATATAACGAATTATTTGATGTGTCTTTTAAACAAATAAGGAGAAGTTTGGAAGTAAACAGGTGTGTAGTTTCATTATTTAAACCAACACTGGCAAAAAATATATGTTTAAAATATGGTACTCTAAATGGAACGGTGTTAGATCCATGTGCAGGATTTGGTGGAAGATTACTTGGAGCACTGGCCGCAGAAATGAAATATGTTGCCTGTGAACCAAATAAGAAGACATATTTAGAATTAAAGAAAATGAGTGAAATATTAAACTGTGGTAATATATATAATATGCCCTTGGAAGAATTTAGATCTGATAAAACATTTGATTTGATTTTTACATGTCCTCCATATTTTAAAAAAGAAATTTATTCAAGAGAGCCGACTCAATCTGTTGAAAGGTATACAACGATGAAGGAATGGCAAAATAACTTTCTTCTAAGTTTATTAGACTGTAGCAAATTTTTAAAAAAGGGCAAATATTTTATATTAGTTATTGATGATAGTGATTATATTGTAGATAATATGAGTAAATATAATCTTGTGTTAGAAGACAAAATATATTTAAAAAATACAAAATTACATCTAAATAAAAATAAAGTTCAAGAACAGGTTTTAATTATGAGGAAATTTTAACAACTTTTTTTCGTGATCGGGATATCCTCCATTCTTTTATATTAATAAATTTGAATAATACTATTCTATTAGGAGAACAAATATATGAGCGCCTTTTTAAATGATAATGATAATAATTCTGGATCAATTACTTCTGAGGCAAGTAAATCTATT